ACGTACATATTAAACAGTTCTGAACCTGTCATACCTATCGACAGGGCGTAGTTAATGAAGAAGTGGAACATATCAACGACTTCATACTTAGCTTCCAGTATTTCTACATTAGAAAGATCAGAGAACTTTTTGTTCTTCATTTCTTGGTTCGCGACTTTCCAGTGTTTCCAAGAAGCGTTGCCATCCTTGCCACCTAATGAATCCAAGAACTCACCTTGCTCGTCTGACATACAATGGTTATTATAGATACAGTATTCAGCAATATGCGAAATAGACATATTGGAAAAGTCAACGCCAAGTCGTTTTTGTAAGTTGAGTTGAAGATCAAATACTGTTTCGAACTGGTCAGCAAACTGACTATCTGCAACCAGGTGAGCAAGTGTATTATCCTTATTTGCCATCTGTAATCTTTTTTAAAAGGTCAAAGTGTTTTTCGTAAACGTGGAAAGAGTTAGCCGAATATATCAGATTTCCTAATTCGACAGACATTCCAAGAGAATTTAAATAGTACATCATTCTATTGTGCATAGCACAGAACCAAGCAAAGTCATTGAAGAAGCCATATATAGCGTCATTAGAGCGCATATTAACTACCGAGTGAAGCTTTCCGTCTCTTACAAAAAACTGATGCGCTAGCGTGCAAACAAAATCATTCATACCATCACGGGTATAATCCTCGTGCATTGTTGGCCTGTTGTAAATCATAACAGCCCTGCGGCTTGTTTTGTCTTTCAACAAGTGAGTCGCGCAGCTAGTGAACTGATGGTAGTTGTCAGCTGAGTAACACAGGTAGCCGTAGTTAGAGTTTACCTCGTTATTATTAGACGAGATCGAGTTCCATATTGATGCAACCTTGCCAATCTTCTCAACATTTAAAGACATACTGTCGTACCACTCGAGCTCTTGCTTAACATACTCAAGGTTTGTCTTCTTAGCTCCAAGATCTATAATATAATCAGACGGGTCAAGTTCCATTACAGCCATAAGCTTTTCAACTAGCATAGCACCGCTCTTGTCTATAACAAGGTCGTTGGCATCAAGTTTAGCTCTTAATTCCTTGAATAGAGCTAATACAGTCTCATTGTTTTTCATATGCCGCGGCGTAACAAATTAAGTCAAGAACTGAATCGTACTTTTTAGCGTGTGACAATCTAGAAAGCTTAAGAGCCATCATACATAAAAAGAAATCGTCTGTTGTTATTTCTTTATTGCAAAGCTCGGATGCTATTCTAGCAGCTTTTGCCATTGACTCATTGAATGGACCGTACTCGCGCTCTTTCTCTTCAGATCGCTCGAATACAATTTCGTTTGCGTGCTCAAGTATGTTTTTCATTACCAAGCAAGATTTTCTGCACGGAACTCCGCGCGTAAGTACAAAGGGGAAATATCAAACTCCTCAGGAAAGTTTATTTCTCGTGGCTCCTGAATAAAACCACCGTAGAAGTGATTGCCATCAGGGCCAGACTCAAAGGCACCGTCTAATTCTAAACGCCAATCATAGAACTCTTCAACATTCTTAAATCCTGCCCAAGCCGCGAAAGCTTCATAGAAAGCAGTTACAGTATCGAAGTTATCCTCCGGGCCTACATTCTGGTCTGCCGCAGCATCCATCAGGTCAACGTATGTTACTTGCATAGCATATTCCAAATTGCCTGCGGAAGCAGGAATACAACAAAGATTGCAACACACCACAAGGCAACCCAAGCCAGGGGAACCGTGATGTTAATGATTAGGTCTTGCATTTTCTGATTCATTTTTAGGTGTTTTGTTTCGACAAACCTACACAAAAAAACAATACCACGCAAGTTTGTTGTAAAAAAAATAGAGCCGAAGCTCTACCTTTCTTTCCACTGTTTGTAGCACACGGCTACTCTTTGGTCTCTATCTGGAAATTCACTAGCCATAGTTTCATCAGCAATACATCGTTGTATGAAATCTTTTTGGTCTTCTCTTGGTTTAGGACTGGGGATTGGCATCAATCAATGATTTAAGTAAGAAGTAGTCGTTAATGTGATTTACTAGCTGATCTTCCGTTAAAAAAGCTATTACATAGGTTGTTTGGTATTGCTTAGCGCATCTTTCAATAGTGTAAGAGTTATCCGAATGCTTGCGGATTATCACGTAAGGTATTCCTCGCTCGTTTTCCCAGCGTGGCAAATTGAACCACTGTTGAGCTGTTATTTTTTCATTAGACTGCTTTTCCTCAATGATAATCTGTGGTTTTCCAGGGACTTTGTAGTATGTAATAAACATATCAATGTCCTGCACAGCCATATCTTTTGCGCATTTGTCATACACTAACTTGTTTAAGTTAGAAGCAAACCTATTTACAACCTTTGGTTCAGTACTCATTATAGACGTTTCTTAATTCTTCTACCCACTGCTTCCATAGCTTTGGATTACATCCACAAGGGACGTGGTAGACGTGGTTAAATACTCGTGCGTGGATTGTTGCTATTTCTTTGCTTTGGTCGCTAGATAAGGTGCTTCTGTATTCTTTGTAGAATTGGTCAAGCCATTTGTATTCAGGTTCTTCTAAGCATTTTGGATTCTTGCTTGGAAACAATTGGTTCAGCTTTTCCTTTCGGGCTTCGCATCCGCAATCTACCCCGGTTGCTTCTGCAAACCAATCTACTACCGCCTTGATTCCGGTGGCTTCGGTTATCTGCTCAATCCTATCACCGAGTCCCTTTGGCTTTGGCCCACGCTTGGTATTCTTGGTCGCAGGTTGTTTTGATTTTGTCTCTTCCATTTTTTAACGTGTTGTAAATTGAGCGAAGTGAAATCTTTGTAGCATCAGATAATTTACGTAGTGATATGTCTCCATCGTGGTATATGGTAAAAAGCTTGTTATCATACCAATCCCACTTATTAACCTCTTGGTGAACTACTTCTAGCAACACTGTAAGCGCTTGGTCAGATTCTACATTATAAACTTCTTCCTTGTCGTCAAACTCATCAATAGATACAAACTTAATCCTAGCTTTTTGAGTTATATCACGTAGGTACATATTTCGCATAGTAACGTAAACAAAAAATGTATTTACGTCGTCATCGCCATATTCAAGTTTCTCTGGGTTATCCACGTATTGATGCAAGCGTAAGTACATATCCTGTACAAGATCGTGCGCGTCATCACGGTCAAGGCCGAAAGACCTTGCCATACGTAACCAGTCCTCGTGCCGGCGTGCTAATCGGGGTAGGATTCCCATAATACTTCGACTAATATAATACCTATGCAAACTTCTACGCTATGTAAATCGCAATCATCAAATTCAGTTTTTGACCAATTAGCGCCAAGTAAGAAACCGTACAGTGGATAAAAGTTAATGCTAAATCCCATTTACAAATTCTTTAAGCTTTGCTAATTTAGTCTCAAGCTCCTTTACTTGACTAACTAATTTAGCATTCTGCTCAAGCAAGTAATCGTAATTAAGTACACTTGTAACCATTACTGATTGCTCATCAACTTGAGGTACCGGAATGGTACCTCGTAATTTTTCTGCTATCTCGTATGTCGCTTCGTAAAATTTGTCCCTATGGAATTTAAGCTTTTCGTAATGAATAATGGTGGCGTGGTTCTTACCCATCTGCCTACCTAATTCAGTTAACGTAAAGAATGGGCGGAAAGCTTTAACGTATGCTGCTCTAACCTTTACGTTATTTAAATCTCGCGTGCCCTTATCGGTGTAGCCAATGTTCTGGCAAAATTGCTTGTAGTTCATCGTTTTGTTCCAACGTATTGCGCGTTGCCTCTCTCTTTTTGAATTAAAATGTGGAAGTATGGAACTTCGTAATTTCTGCCTTGTTCGTCTTCAATTAAATACCAAGCGCTCCATTGCTTCCAACTTACAGGTCGCCAATAGTCAAGTACCAAAAATTTCTTTCCATTGATTGCAAATACCTCGTTAGGTGCAAAAGGTACAGGAATAATCATAGCTCAAGGTTTTCTTTAATTTGTTCTAGCTCTTTCTTCAAAGCATCAATTTCAATAGCGCGCTCTCTGTTTTGAATAAGCAATCGAGCGTTTTCTACACGTGCCTCGTTCATTCGCTTGTCCAGATGTCGCTTCATATCTACCATATCCTCCAGCATTTGCGTTGCCCGCCACACTGAAAGCATATAATCAACTACGTGTCTTTCGTTTGGATTAGCCAAAGCCATCTCATTTAACCATCGAACAACATCGCTTACTTGTAGGATCTTATCCCGCATGTAAACTTCCCAACTATCTTGGCTGAAATGGGTCATCGCTATAAATTATTGTTTGAATTGGCGCTTGCACATCAAGCAAATTTACATTATTATACGTAAACCCAACATTGCCTTTCATTGAGCGAATGCGGATCGGTTCAGATAAAGGCGTAGGTCTTCCGCCGGTTTCCATTTCCTTAGTCTTACGCACGTGAATCTCTGTAAAGACCCAATCTGTCAAATGCTGTGCGTAACGATGTATAATTACCACGGAGTCAGCACGGTTACCCCACTTACCCCCGCCTTCAATGTCAGAAGTCATAGGCGGCGTTGGAAGACCTGCGTAAGTGTGACCATTGGGATGCGTTCGGCGCATTGCCTCTGTAACTGGGTGCGTGTTAACAATTGTTGTGACAGCGTTTGAGTGAGCAAAAACTCTGACAGCTGATGCTACCTCATAATGGTATTCGTGCATTCCAGTCTTGCCAAGCTTCTTTTGGTCTGTCGTTAAAGAATTGTACGGGTCAATTAAGCAACCAGTGTACTGCCACTCCTCGTGAATTTCTTGCATTACTTGTAGCAAGTCAAATGCATTGTAAAGCTTGTTACTGTCAATGAATCGAAAATGCTCATCAATGTAATCCAGATGACGGTACATCTTAGCTTCGGTTATGTTCTGTATCGTCTCGCAAGACAAGAACTCAATCAGCTTGCGTTTCAGTGAGTGTACTTCGTTCTCTGAAGAATACACAAGCCACTTCTTATCGTAATTCATCGTCTGCATAAGCATTAGATAAATTAGCGTATGCGTCTTACCAACGTTAGCGTGGCCTGTCACAACGACAAACTCACCGTCTTTAAAACGCAAGAACTCATCAATTGCCACGTGGCCAAGCTTGCCAGTGTCATAGTATTTACCGCCTCTTGCTCTTTCAAGGAACGGCAATACCTTATCGTTAGAAATTAGGTCAGGGTGTTTCATTTGACAAACCTAAACAAAAAATTGATTCAAAAAACATTGTGTAAAAAAAAGCCCCTCCGAAGAGGGGCCGAACCAGTCACTTATGAAACACCTAAAACGGACTGGATTCTTCTACACGGTCAGCGAAGTGCTCTTGGTGCGTGGCACCGTGTGTACCAGACATCCAAGCATTAAACTTCTCCGCTAACTCAAATATTTTCTCAACTGGAATAGTTGAACCTTGCGATACGTAAGCGGCAGACATCTCAACAGCTGACTTTAATGCTACCTGGCGAATGATAGATACAGATCGCTCGTCATTTCCTTTTGGCGCAGCTGGTGTCCAAGCTGAACGTGGTTGGTCACCGCGTTGAATCTTGATAGTACCTTTTTCGTTTTTGGTATACTCAACCTCATCGCCAACTTTATATGGTGGCGTTTGGCTCTTGGCAAATGCTGTTCCGAACTCTCCGTCATCAAAGCGGATGTCCATTTTATAGAACTCGTTCCATTGACCGTTTGGGGTGATGCTTGTAATTTTAGGCATTGCGTAATTCGTTTAGTAATGTTTGTTTTAAAACTTCATTTTCAGCTTCGAGGAATTCCATCTTTGATGCCATCGCCTCGACTCGATGTTGTAAGAACTCAACCATTTGAGCGGCTGATTCCTGTGACCAGTTTGTTCTCTGTCCGTATTCCATTAGAATAGTTTTAGGTGTTAGACAGTACAAACCTACATAAAAAAATTAACATAGAACGCCTTTACCAAAAAAAATTACTTGACCTGTATTTTTTGTTAGCTCGTGATCTCGACTGATTTCAACCTTAGTTACAAAGTTAGTATTATCATCTTCGATACCTCCCCACTTGCGTAACGCATCCAGGGCAAACTTAATAGCCATTATACAGTTATCATTGTCATAACCGTAATTGTGCCTTAGAGTAGCCGTAATAGTCTTGAATCGCGTTTTATCGTGTGTTGCTAATTGTTCAAGAACCTCCTCTGTAAACTTATCTTTTGCTTTCTTTCTGACTATCCAATGCTTTGACGAATAGAACTGATTAAGCGAAGGCACCTTAGACATTGTGATTTTAATCTCGATATCCGCAACGGGTTGCGAAAGCTGTATCGAGTTTGTAGATTTCCTTGAGCAAGGTTTGCTCCTGCTCTTTGGCGTAGGCACGGCTTTGGTCATTACAGTTAGCGAAAATATTCGCAACCTCCATCAGTATCGTATCGATCTTGCTCTTGACTTCGGGGTTGGTATAGTACGGCATAATCTTCGAGCTGTTTGAGTTCACGTTGTAAGTGGATTATTGCTTTATTAATGTCTTGCTCTGCTGGATTACCTGTTTTCTTTCCAGCACGGAGCAGGTAGGCGATTGCTACACCAACATTATAATTGTCGTGTGCAAAGTCTTGAACTACGTCAAAAGCTTCAATGCCTTTGAACTTGCCAATGTAGTATTCAGGGACGTTCATCCCAGTATAAGAAGACTTGATGGAATCCTTGGTGCTCATTTATTAAAAGTGGTTTTTCCCTGTTCCCAGGTGTTGTACTTTCTGACGACTGCTGATTCGTTTTCACTTCTTGGATAGTCGCAGAAGCCAAAATGGTTGAGGAAGGAGTTTGTGTAGTCATTTGGAATTCTTTTTTCTTCCATTGCAAGATAACGCTTGCGCTTGTCGTTTCTATCTGTTGCCATGCTGCGAACCTAAAAAATAAAGCAACACAACCAGCAAATGTACGTAACTAAAAAGTTATTAACACTTGTCGGAGGTATTGCTCTACTGCTTATTTTCTACAACTTAGTTAGTTAACTAACTATATAACTTAACTAACTAGTTAACTTAATTAATTATAAATTTAACTAACTAGTAAGTTAACTAAGTAAAATTAAAAATAAAAGTAAATCTGCGTTTAGACGCACTTTACCAGTCAAGCCATATAAACTATCCAGTTTGAATAGATAATGCATTAGAATGCATCTAAACAACATCTAGCGCCTCATTAGCACTATAAGTAAGATGCCAACAGCAAATAGCATTATGTATTTCTCCCAATGACCTCTCTGCTGAGTTGCTTTAATAGTGCGGTTGATGTATTTAGTAACCTGAATTGTATCAGGCATACAAATCGCCTTTACGCGGATCGTGTCGAAGTTTCTAACAATCCTTAACTTGATGTTGTCCTTTTGGACAACTACCGTATCAACATCGTTCAGGGTCAAGGTATCCCAAAGAGTTCTTTCCTTGGTAATAACCAACGTATCCCATTTTGATTGTTCGACTCTTGCTCCCTTGCGTATCGCCTGGGTTAAATGCCATTCGGCACTACAACTACCCAGAGCAAGACTCGCAATCAGGATTATCAATAGAACAAGCAGGGGATGTGGGAATTTCTTCAAGCTCATTTAACCAGTCGTTAAAATTTGACGTACTTTGTTTTTCCATTACGTTTGATTGCTTTTAAAACTTCACCACGATTGTTTAGGACGTCATAGGAGACGTGAATCCATCCAGGTTGTACATCGGTACCAAATTCCCAAATAAGTTGCTTAAATGGCAGATATTTGCGTATGTAGTTAAATACCTCTGCCATATCCTCGCATTGGATATCTGCTGCTCTTCCCTGTACGTGGTCGGATGTTGCGC